TCTCGATGATGCAAATAAAATATTAACTGTTATAAATAAAAAAACAGTAACTAAAATAAATGAAAAATAATTCATTAAAATAGTTGACAAATATAAAAACATATGATATTATATAATCACAAAAGGAAAACAAAAGAGCAGTCGCAAGGCTACCAACCAAACAATGACTGCTCTTTCCAAACACTTCCTGAAAAGTGATTATCTATATTCTAACATTTTAGTATTCGCTTTTCAAGTCGTGATTCACAATTTCTTGTGAAAAATTCCTTTTTAATAAAACTAAATAAAGTGATTTCTCTATCTTATAGGGGAAAAGGTAAAGCGAAATGAGGTGCACCTTGAATCTGTTATATGAAAAATATAACCGTTGTAATAATTACAATGTCCACAGGTTAGGCAGTTCTGAAAAAGTAGATACCTAAACGTATATAAGATTGACAAGCGAAATCATATTTCGCATAAGTCAAATTAAAAATAAACTTTTCACTTCCAACAGAAAGGAGGTGAAAACAAAATGTACTATATAACATACGACAATGAAACAGTCGTGTACAATTCCGACCATAAGCAACTTGTAAAGTGTCCAACAGAGCAAGAAGCAAAAGAATATATACACGACAACTCATAAATTATTGTAACTTGTAAATCAGGACTTGTCAAGTTGGCAAGTCCTTTAAATAATAATACGGAATAACAAAAATTAAAACCTTGTATAGGCACGACAAGAATAAGACCTATCAAGTGCAACACTTCCGCATTAAGATTTTCCAGGAAGAAAAACAATGTGAAAGACGTGTGACGGTGGCAAGGAGTACACACAAAAATAACTAGGAATTGCAAAAGCATCGGAACGGCTTATACTTCCGAAGGCTCGAGATCAGCAATGCCTCATAGTTGTGCTGACATGAAGGAGCTTGTATATCTCCTTTTTAAAACAGATTATACACGGTATGAGAACAGCCGAAAAAGTTAAAAGCCGTCAGCCTACGTAGAACGGGGTAGAAAATGCAGGCAGGGAGCGAACATAATGAGCGAAACCGGTTCACTTTAAGGAGTGTTAAAAAGCCGGTAACTTCCTAAAGTATTATAAAGAGTACTGAAAACAAATAAGCCGGAACGAGAGAGCCGGAGCAGTGGGAGCGCCAACTAACCCGATGAAAGCGCAACTCTCATTTTTATTTTGACTATGCAAGGCATAGAAAACAAGCAAAGAAAGATACGTTTCGGGCAAAAGCATAAGACCCGTGGCAGTGAGTAGTAGAAACGACTTTACTTCTAATGTTTTCACACATGGCTTGCGTAGCTGAGAATAAAAGAGAGAATAAACAATCAGATAAGAATGAGAGAGGTAAACAAAAATGAGAAGCAAGAAAAGAAACCTAAAAACCAGAATTCATGAAATTACAACTCTGTTAATGCCGATTGTATTAACAGTTGGCATGTTTGGTTACTGGGTAGTTTTTGGATATTAAGAAAGAGAGGTAGTAAAAATGTATACTTTTAAAACATCAAATGAAAATATCGTATTTTCGGCGGTTTACTGTGACTGTTGTAAACACAAATGGACAGCTACAAAATATGTCAATAAAAATGGTAAATGGATTGAAACAGATTTTTATAAACGTTTTGACACACTGGATGAACTGAAAGAATTTGTTGAAAATTATGAAGAGGCTGAAAACAAATATTATTTTTCCGAAGATAACCGGGAATCACTTCCAGATGTCATGGATAAAACATTTACAGAGGATCAGTTAAAAGAAGTGTATCGTGATATTGTAGATAAAGAAGAATATCGCGACTTTCAGGAATGGTTTTTTGATATGTTAAGAAGCGGACTGATATTATGTAGCTAATAAATAATGCTGACCTATCGGCTACGGGGAGAAAGAGGTTGAATATGTTTGTGGTTTATGAAGTGTTTAAATCAGATGGGAAGAAGCTTTTAAGATTTAAAAACGAAGATAAATTTACTTGTGAGGTATATGTTGATCATCACAAATATGATTATGGTGCGCTATTAAACGGAGCTTCAGAACTTGTCATAGAAAAAATCGAATAAGCCGGACACGTTCCGGTTCTGTCAAGAAATATATTGCACCATAATGTGAAATCTGGTATATTATAGGAAGAAAGTGGGTGATCTTGTGAGTAATGCAATTATAACCGATATGTCAGGAGCATATATTGAACACTCGGAAATTATCACAAATTTTGTTGCTATTGTATACAGTCAGTTAAAAGGAAATATTTGTCGTGTGTATCCTGATAATGTTCAATACAAATGGATGATAGGGAACGAGGAAAAAATTGTTATTCCTGATGCCTCTATAAATTGTCGTGTACATGCTAAAAAAGGGAATTCATTTTTCGATATTCCACGGTTTGTCATGGAGGTTCTTTCTCCATCTACGGAAAAATATGATCGTACGGAAAAGATGGAATTATACAGACAACAGGAAATAGATGAATATTGGCTTGTAGACTGGAGGAAAAGACAAGTAGAAATCTATACACTTGACTATGACAGCGAAGGAAATCCAGAATATTACTTACTTAATACAGTTACGGAAGAGAACAAGAGCGAATTATATATTGTACATTTTCCGCATGTTAAGATCACTTTTGACGAATTATTTAATATAGATTAGGAGGTACGGGAAAATAACTATCGAAGAACAATTACGAACGGCTTTGATTCATAGTGGATTAACACAAAAAGAATTCTGTGAAAAAATAGGTATGTCCACTTCATCACTGATTCAAAGAATGAAAAACGGAAAGTTTACCAAAGCAGAACTTGAAAGAATGGGGAAAGCTATGGGTGCAGAGTATGTATCTTATTTTAAGTTTCCAGATGGGAAGATTTACTAAAAGCATTGTACAATGTATAGTGCTTTTTTATTACAAAAACAATTTATGAAAACATAAATAAATTTATAAAAACATGTTGACATTAGAAAGAAAGAATGATATATTAAAGCTACAAAGTTAATGAAAACATAAATTAAAACATGAATACATTAACAAATAGTACCTTGAAAACATAAAAGATGACATCTTGAAATGTTGACGTGATAGAGTTGAAATACTCTCGGCTATCTGCGTGCATAATCCTTGAAATAGAGGTAAGAAGATAGTCACTTTTGTAATGCAGCCAAACGACAGTTACAAGCCTGTTAAATGCAGAGTACAGAAGAGAGAATAACAAAGCAGATACATAAAGAAAGGGCAAAGGGTGGAAATTATGAAAGAATTTAGAATTGAAAATAATAAAATTTACAGCAAAAGTGGACTTTGTGAAAAAACGGATATTTTTGAAATAGTGGATAAAATTCCGTCTGGCTTTTTTGTCTGGAATATCGGAGAAAATATGGGAAGTGATGAATATATTCCGCTTGCACAGGATCTAAAGCCTGGCGATAAGGAAAGTTTTGAGATAAATCCATACACGCTTAAAGCTATCAAACTTGATTCCGAAGAAGTAAAACTTTTAAGAAATGCCGCAAGCGTTGGAGTTAATAACAGAATCACCGCAGAAAAAGCATTAAAAAGCAAAAGAAAAGGATATTGGAGTAATAGAAAAAGAGAACAGGCAGAAAAAACAATTGAAATCTTTAATCGAATAACAGCGTAAAACGAATTTGTTTCAGCATGGCTTTATCAAAAATTGTAAGAAATACAAAACTTTATACTAGACAGGAGGAAAAATACAATGTTAGCAAGAACAATAAGACATGAAGAATTAAAAGGCGGTTATACAATGGGAAAGAAAACAATCATTGATGCCTGTGAGATTTTCGGAGAATTTGAAATCATGGCAATGTATGAAGATGGCGAAGAATTAGAAAGTAAAACAGTATCAACGGAAATCGAAGCTATCAAAGTATTTGATGATCTGTTTATGAAATACGCGGAACCATTACAGAAAGCACTTTATAACAAATTACAGGAAGGAAAAAGATATACACTTGTATATCTGAACGAATTCGGCTTCCCAGTAGCTCAAAAAATTACTTTCCATTCCATGAAAGCAAAAACATATGCACAGTATAGTGATGTTATGGAAATGATTTTTACACCATACCGAAAAAGAACACAATATAGAAAACTCTTCTATAACTGTTCTATGATGATTTTTGAAGGTTGGCAGGATTTAAAAGAAGAGGAAATAAAAGAAACTCTTGAAGATAATAAAAATGTAAAAATTACAAAATCAAAATATGGCTGCTTTGACAGTAGATATATTGATGATTTAGAGAACTGTTTTAAAAATCCAGTTGTTATCTTTAAGAATTATAAAACAGGTGTAAATGGGAAAATTTACGCATAGTAAGGAGAAATAAACTATGACAAACCAATTTTTAAAACGCATTATCAGCGAATCAATCATTGATACACGGAAATACAGATATACATATAATGCCGGAAATGGAAACATTGAACGGCTGCCACTTGAAAAATTAAATACAACGGGCTCAATCACAGATTGGGAAGTTGTTGGAAACGTAAAGGATTTATAGAAAAGGGTTTGAGTTATGAAGCGGAAAATATTATATATCAGCGCTGTTGCAATTATTTCTTTGACATCATTTATAATAGGAAGAAACTCGGCTGAAAACGTACCGGAACAAGCTCAGGAAACAGTCACAGAAATACCGGAAACATATATCGATACAGAAGAAATCGAAAGCGTTACTATAGGCACAGAGGGATTGGAGTTAAACTTTTCGGATGGAACTGGCTATTACATCGAAACAGACGTTACACCAGATAACGGATATATTAATGTAAACGACATAAAAGGTTGGGAAGCCTGGAACGATAATGAAAAAGTATATCTATCTGTAGATGATTGGGTAATCAGCAAAGAGCCATATACAACAAATACGAAAGCGGAAAGAATGGAATAGGAAGAGACATGATGGAAAATTTTTATAACAAACATCAGATACAGTTAATTAATATCACACAGAGGAAACGCCAGATTGAGCTGATCTCGGTTGAAAGAAGTGGAACGAAGCAAAAGGAAAGGAGTCATGATTATGATAACAGTAGGAAAATCTTTAGCAGATTATACGTTTGAGGAATTGGAAGCCTTGGATAAGAATATACTAACGAATGAAGAGTGTGAGCAGATTCTGGAGAATCCTCTCGTAACATTGGAGATTTTAGGAAGAAGTACATACAGACGCGGTAGAATATGGATAGATGTTCATATCGAAAATGAAGAAAGACAATGTAACATAGATGTATACGTTTAGAAAGCACTTGTAATTATACAGGTGCTTTTATTATAGAAAATCTTACATATTAAAGGAGAATGAAGAGATGAGCAAAAGAGAAAGAATGTTGCCAAAAGAATTAGAAGAAATGATGAATGAAGCAAGGATGTTGAACAATATTATTGAAGCTGGTGAAAAAATGATTGTATCCGACAAAATGGAGGAAGCAAGATCAAAACATGACGGAAGAGAAAAGGCAATCATCAGTATAAACCCTTTGCTCGTTCATATTCCAGAATGGCAAAGAGAATTGAGGGTGTCTATTTCAAAGAAAATTGGTTCTGAATTTAATCCATACAAATGGGATCTTCCTAAAGTTGTTCTTAGGGACGGAAAATTCTATGTAATAGACGGTATGCACAGAATTATAGGGGCGTATTTTGGAAACATGAAACTTGTACAAGTTGAAGTATTGATCGGAATTACAGAAGCTGATGCAGTTGATTTGTTTTTATCACAACAAAATGATCGAAAAAGAATGACATTTGCAGATACTTATAGCGCAGCACTTGTATTAAGAAAAGAAGAGTATGTGATATTAAAATCTATATGTGATAGAAATCATGTTGCAATTAAAGGAGACAGAAACCCTGTTGACAATCCTATAGGTGTATTAACATCACTTTCGGATGGTGTAAAAATGGCAAAACTTTGTCCAGATTTACTAGATAGAATTTTAAAGCTTATTGTAAATCTTCAATGGAACGGTGGAAAAAGTTATAGAGACGGAAAAGCGTTTAGTGCAAAAGTAATTAGAGTATTTAGAAAATTATATGCCTACTACTCTGGAAGAGAGACAGACATGGAAAGGGTTCTGTTGAATAACTGTAAAGGAAGTAAATATTTTAATGATAATTTATCAGAGAAGTGGCAAGATTCATTATTCGATTTTCTTTCCGGTGTGATCGAAAGAAACATTGATATTCCGGTAATTGAGTCAAAAACAACACCACGGAAAAGAACAACAAGAAAAGCAGTAGCAAAGACTGCATAAGAAAATTTTACATATTACGTTCTGCGGGTGTCACAGCTCGCAGAATGATTTCAGGAAAATAAAAAATACAACAAATAAATACAACAACAAAAGGGAGAATAAAATAATGAAACTTTTAAACGAATTTACAATTTGCGGAAAGAAGTATTGTACTGTCAGAACAAAAGGTGGGGTATCTGTGATGGAAAAATGGGAATATAACAATGCAAAGAACAAGTATATGAAGAATTGGAGGAAATAGAAATGGGCGTAGTAGAAACAGTAATGACGGAAAAAGAATGGAAGAAACATAATAAAGACTGGTTAGAAGGATATGTATTAGCGGAAACAAACCAAAGATTCAATCGTTGGAAACGTAGACAAAACTTTCAGAAATTTTCTGGATTAGTGTTATTGCTGATTGCACTGTTTATTGTGGAAACGGACGCTAAATTGTATGTTGCTGCATTAGGTGTTGCACTGATTGCATACTGGAAACCATTTTGTAAATAAGAGTTATTAAAAGAAAGTAGAGGAAAATATTATGAATATTGAAGTAAATAAGACAAATGTAAAAGTAGAAGGAAATAATCTTGTAATTGAATTGACGGAAGAATTAAGAAAGTCTTTAGGAATGAGACATAGTAAGTCACTTTATGAATGTAAGGTTGGGAACGTGATTGTAGATAACATTGGAAATGAATGGTATGTGGTGGAACATGATAACAAGAACAATAGAACCAAAGTTTGGAGAAAAGAACTTCTTGACGGAACTTATAAATTCGACAGTGAATCAAATGATTTTAGAACTTCTGAAATCAAGAATATGTTGAATGATGAAAGCGAGAAGATTCTTACTGATATTTACAAAGGTTTTGGAAAAGAAAATGTATTAGTTGATACAGTTGATTTACTATCTATGGATGGGTTGGACACCTACGGAATATGTAATTGTAAAGTACATTTAGGCACTTTTGATGATTACAGAAAAGCAAGAAAGAATGGTATGTTTAGGACAGAAAATGAAAAACCGTTTTGGTTAGACACACCAAACAGTACAAATGAAGTATGCTCATCTTCCTTTGTTCAGATTGTTTACGGCCGTGGTGGCG